GGACGTTTCAACGTGGGCGCGGTCAGCTTGCACCTGCCTATGATACTGGCGAAAGCCCGTCAGGAAAGCACTGACTTCTATAAGGTGCTGGACTACTATCTGGAAATGATTAGGAACGTCCACAAGCGTACCTATGAGTATCTGGGTGAAATGAGGGCAAGCGTCAATCCTATCCAGTTCTGCGAAGGTGGACTGTACGGCGGTCATCTCAAGCCGTCCGATAAGATTAAGCCCCTGCTGAAACCCATGACTGCATCCTTCGGCATTACTGCCCTGAACGAATTGCAGCAGCTTTACAACGGTAAGTCCATTGCAGAAGATGGTCAGTTCGCTCTTGAGGTAATGGAGTACATCAACCAGAAGGTCAACCAGTTCAAGAAGGAGGACGGCTGGCTGTATGCAATCTACGGTACTCCCGCTGAGAGTCTGTGCGGCTTGCAGGTTGAGCAGTTCCGCAAGATGTACGGCGTAGTGGAGAACGTATCCGATAAGCCCTACGTCAGCAATTCCTTCCACTGCCACGTTACGGAGGAACTGACCCCTATTCAGAAGCAAGACCTGGAAGGTAGGTTCTGGAACCTGTGCAACGGCGGCAAAATCCAGTATGTGCGCTATCCCGTCAGCTACAATATTGATGCAGTGCGTACCCTTGTGCGCCGCGCAATGAAACTGGGCTACTATGAGGGCGTGAACCTGTCCCTTGCCTACTGTGATGACTGCGGTCACCAGGAACTTGAGATGGACACCTGCCCTAAGTGTGGTTCCACCAACCTGACGAAGATTGACCGCATGAACGGTTACCTGTCCTACTCCCGTGTCCACGGCGATACCCGCCTGAACGCTGCGAAGATGGCTGAGATTGCTGAAAGGAAGTCTATGTAATGCTGGAATATACCGTATCCAAAGAGAAGGGTAGCAACCGCTACTATGTGTGCCGGGTGGGAGAAGAAAATATCCCTCTGAGTTCCCGGTTTACCGCCAAGAAGAAAGCCCTGCATAAGGCGGCAGAGATGGAAGGGCTGGATTACAAGGAGTACATGTCACTCCGCAGAAAGGAGAACGCCAACAATGATTAAAATTGAAAAGACTGATGTGTTCGGTTGGGAAGCTACTATCCGTGGTATGCGAAACCCTCTGAACAGTTGGGACAAGTCTGACAGTGAACCCTGTTGGAGTCCTACCGCTCCTGGTGGCGGTTGCTGGAACTGCGAGAACAAGGACGTTGAGAACTGCAACGTCAATCACTGGTTCCTGGGTGAGAATGACCTTGCCCTGATGAAGAAGCTGATTAAGGCTGGCAGTGACCATAGCAAATTTATGAGAATGATTTGCGTCAATGTTGACCTGACCGCTCCCCTCTACTGGTGGAAGGAGTACGATACCTACAAGGTGGGAACTGTGGCTAACTCCTGCTCCACGATGCACAAAATCCATGACAAAAAGTTCACGCTGGCAGATTTCAGTTGTGACCGCATGTTCGACACGGACAACGGATGGATTGAGAGTGAGGATGGTACGAAGTATCTTTCCCCTCTGACCTTCTTTGAGGGCATCGTTCACCAGTTGAATGTGTACCGTGAGAAGTACCTTGCCACGAAGGATAAGGTGTGGTGGGAGCAGATGATACAGCTTCTTCCCACCAACTACAACCAGAAGCGTACTGTGCTTTTGAACTACGCGGTGCTGCGGAACATGTACCACTCCCGGAAGAACCACAAGCTGAAAGAGTGGCATGAGTTCTGCGCGTGGGTAGAGAGTCTGCCCTACAGCGAATTGATTACCATGTAAGGAGGACGGGATTATGGATTATTCCAGAATACCAGAAGAATTGAAAAATCTGAAACAGTGGGTGTGTACCTGGGATAACTCCAAAATCCCCATGAAAGCCTTTGAGAAGAAAGCCGCTTCCTCTACTGCCCCTGACACCTGGGCAAGCTTTGAGCAGGCGCAGGCGGCAGTGGAGGGCGGTCACTATGACCAGATAGGTTTTGTGTTTGCGGATACGGGACTGGTAGGCATTGACATTGATGCAGGATTTGAGGATGGTCTTATGACCCCGCTGTGTGCTGACATTATGAAAGTCTGCCATTCCTACAGTGAGAAGTCCCGAAGCGGACGCGGTGTACACATTCTCCTGAGAGGGAACCTGCCCTTCACGGGCAGGAACAACCTCAAGGGCGTGGAGATTTACCGGGCGCGTAGGTTCTTCATTATGACTGGCAAGGTAGTTGTGTTCCCTGAAATCGTTGAGAACCAGGAAGCCATTGACTACGTGGTAGAGAAGTATTTCCCGGAAGGAGAAAAGACCAGCAGCAACGGTAAGCCGCTGGTGCAGAAAATCTACTCCCCGCAGTTCCGCAAGCCTGAGGGCGGCAAGGTCTTTGTCAGACCTGATTACCCTGAAATCCTGTCAGGCGGCAGAAACATTTCCCTCACGTCCCTTGCAGGGGCGATGCACAATACTGGTTACAGCAAAAACCAAATATTTAGAGAACTGTGCTACGTGAACCAGAATTGTTGTCATCCACCCCTGCATGAGCGGGAGTTGGAAACGATTTGTGACAGCGTAACGAGATACAGGAGGTAACCCGTATGCGGTATGTCCTATGCGCCCTTGCCCTCTGCATTGCGGGGATGGTAGCACTTGACCTACCTGCCTGGTTTATCATTTCAATCTACTGGGTACTGGTGGCGGTTTACTGGTACAGAAACAGGAGGTAATTGCTATGTTGGCAATAATTCAGGTTGGACACGTAGAAGCGTCTGACCGTTATATCAGAAATAAGGTGAAAGCCGTGATGCAGGCTGGCATGACCGCAGAAGTTATCAACCTGCCTGAAACCTGTACCACTCTGGACGTACTGGACGCAATTAGTCTGGTTGGAAGAAGTTCAGAGTGCAGGGCTATCATGGTACAGCTTCCCCTTCCTGACCATATCAATAAGGAAGTGGTGCTGCGGAGTATCCCTGAACACATGGACATTGACGGGCTGAACCCCAGCAGTGACCTTATGCCCCTCACTCCCTGCGCTATCATGCGCTGGTTGAAGGAGCAGCATATCAGACTCCCCGGTAAGAACGTGACCATCCTGGGACGTTCAGAACTGGTGGGTAAGCCCCTTGCAAACTTGATGATTGAAGCGGGTGCAACCGTTACGGTGCTGAACTCCCTGACTGAGGAATGGTTCAGAAGAAATGCCTGCTACAGTGCTGACATTATTGTGTCTGCGGTTGGCAAGTGGGGAGCCGTGTTCCGTGACTACGTGAACAACGGCAAGAAGATGGTTGTCATTGACGTAGGTATCAACCGCGACAATGACGGTAAACTGTGCGGCGATGTGTCGCACCTTGCAAGAGAACTGGTGGAGCGGAACGGCGGTATCTGCACTCCCGTCCCTGGTGGCGTGGGTAAGTGGACTGTCCGCGAACTGGTTATCAGGCTTGCAGAAATGGAGGGTAGACATAGCACGAACATTGTACCTGAATGATGGTTCCACTGAATACATCTTTGCCGGGATGACCTCAGAAGATGTGTTGCAGAAAATCATATATGAGCGTCTGGGACGTGATTGTGAGGAACTGTATAAGGAAGTTCTCACAGAAACTCGTCAGAATGAGGACGGTGAGGACTGGGAGAAGATTGCCGATGGTTACCTGTCCATGCTGCGGAACACCGTAGAGGAACTGGACGCTGCCCTGACCCTGTTCGACAATTCCCGGTTGAACAGGACGAAGCTGCATAAGCAGTTGCAGGCTATCAGAAAGAACCTGCACAATAACTTGTAAGGAAGAAGGTGATGATATGTTTGATGAATTGAAGCCTTGCCCGTTCTGTGGCGGGAAAGCGCACCTGTTTGTGAATGATGGAGTGCGCGTTATCTGTCCTACATGTGGAGCAGGTACTAAAATTCTGGTAGATGCTATGAGTTGCAAAGGGGTAGCCGGGAACGCAACTAAGGCTGTCATCGAAGCATGGAACAGGAGGGTAAACAATGGCTGATGAACTGTTCCAACTTTCCAATGGACGCTATATCACGTCTGAGGAAATCAGTAAGAAGATGTACTACATCAAGTCCGTTCACCCGGAACTGCCTTATCAGGAAAACTCCACTGGGTATAG